AATCTTACAAACTGATGGTCCTTTACGCTCATATTGGCTCCTCAGTCATTATTATTTAGCGAATTGCTTGACAGTCAAGAAATGGGGTGTATATTAGATCAACTTCTTATAAGAAAGGAAAAATTATGGAAATTACTACAGTTGATCGTCCGACCAAGATTCAGAGAGTGTTTGATTACATGCGTAGCGGTGCTACCCTGACCGCAGGTGAGGCTCGGAAGCGTTTCCGTGTCAGCAACATGCGTGCTACCATGCACGATCTCCGTGAGGCTTTTGATCGTTTTGATATGAACTACACCGTAGTTCGTGAGACGCGCAATGGCCGTTCTTATTATCGTGTTGCTCGCAACCGTTCGCGTTAAGTAAATCCAAACACGGATAAAAAAACCTCCGAGAAATCGGAGGTTTTTTATTATATATTTACTACCACACTTAAAGTTTGTGGTCCATTGAGTCTACAATATAAAGTTCTCGGTGTGTTTGACTTGCTTTGTATTAAAACAAAAGACTGGTTGTATCCCGGTTTGCCTGAAATATACAAATTTTGTGACAGAGGTATTGTATATTGTGGGTCTATAAAGATATCAAATTCCCAACCTTGTAATGAAGCATGGCTTAAATCTATTTTTAAACCTTGGCTTATTGAAAAAGACATACGGCTAGCGCTTTGTGGCGTTCCACTATACTGTCTTTGTGTATACACTGCATAAAATGTGCTGGGTATTGCCGAAGGGCCTGTTGTTCGTATCAATTGATTAATAAAAAGATATACACTGTTGTCAAAAACTAGGTTTGTTTGCACTCCATCTGTTGCTATTCCCTCTGCGAATATATCATTTGGGCAGTTTTCACAATTAATCCAAAAGCCAGAGTAAGTGCTACCCAAAGCTTGATTTCTCAAATAAACTTGATAATAGTTTTGATTTTCAAAACAATTCACAGATTGATTTGTTGAATCATATATTCTATAAATGCCTGTAATGTTTTCTGGTTCTTGAATTTCAGTAACATCGGAAACACCACGAATGTACATTTTAAGTTGTGTTGCCTGATTTATCAAATTTTGGTATGTGGTTCCACTTAAAATATATAAAATTTCTTGTTTGTCTTTCAGAGTAGAAAAACCGTCAACTTTAAGTCTTCCGTAGTTTTCCGCTGTTGCTCCTGAAAAATCAACATACTCTTCAAACCCAAATTGATTCCCCAAAAAGCCCATATCGCTTAAAGAAGATGAACCCATATTTGGAAGTGTATTTAAAATATAATTTGCAGTAAACCCAGTATTAGAAAAAATATATTGTGGAGGGTTTACAAAGTTTTCTTTAGAATAAAAATTATAGTTTTCTGTTAATGTAAATCCAGAATTTATTGAACCAATAATAATTTTTCCATTATTTAATGCAGAGCTGTAGTTTAAAGTTCCACCAGCATATGTTCTAAAGTCTTTATCGTGATCATAATATTCAGTATCTGGAACGTAAAAAGTGTCACCAGATGAAAATCTGCCAAATGTTTTTTTCAAAAAGATTAAGTCTTCGGTATTATATACGTGAGAATAATCTATGTAACATGTACTTCCCTGTATTGAAATGTTGGGGCTAGACGATATCCAGCCCTTGGTCAATATTGGGTCGTATGTATTTCCCAATACCACCAATCCATAATTTTTGTAATTTCTTACAGTGTTTAGTGTACTGGGACTTGACATTTTATGATGCTAAGAATGTAATCGTTTGTGTTCCGCTGGCAGCAACAATGTAAAGTTTGCTAAGATTGTCGATGGATACGAATGTTTCGTCACCGGGATCCATCGCGTATCCAGATGTTAACAGGCTTGCAGATGTTGCTGTATTACCTACGTATACAAAGTCTGTATTTGTAGAAAGTGCTTTAATATTTACACCTGATTGACAGGTGTAACCACTGTCCATTTGCTGCGAGGTTGAATATGTGGAGGACACTCTACCTGTTTTTAGTGATGATGGTTTCGCTAAACCTAAAGTAGAAAGATTGCTATTAAGAAGAGCAACTTCACCATAGATTGCGGTCATTCCAGATAATATTAAGCTATCATCAATCTCAACAGTATTGTTGACATTTACAGGAACTGCCGTAGCTCCAGAAACGCCAGAGATAAACAATGGCTCTGAAGCTGTGTTAGTTACACCAACTGTGGGATTGATTGTTGCATTAATTGTGGCACCGGAAATATAGACAAACAATGGGTCGGCTGAATTTCCAATTTCGGTACCAGAGCTATTTACTAAATTGGTGTAAACCCAAGTGGTTCCAGCTGGCCCATACACTGAAACTGCATCATTAATTTTGTCCAAATAACGCCCACCAGTCACTTCAACTTGATATCCGGTATTTGTTCTTACATATACTGGAGCAGAAGAAATGCCTGTTGCATATACGGTTCCGTCTACTGTTACGGGGTCGCCACCAACTACGCCCTGAACATAACCACAGAATCCTATAATATTTGCAGTAATTCCACCGTTTATTACACTTACAGGGAACGGATTGCTACTAGTTACAATTGAAGCTGAACCAGTTGGCCCATAAGCAATTTTCATAAACTGGAATTGAGCGGTAACTCCTTCAAATATAACTGCATCTGTGGCGACATAGAAAGACGATCCGCCTGTTTGTATAATTACGTTTGAATCTTGGTAATCTTCGTAAGATCCGGGTGTTGGCATTTTTGTTCCTTATTAGACTCTAAATAGTTCTAGGAATATTTAGATCATTGTATTTATTGATTTTTTATAATTTGAGAGCATAGTTAAACCATGTATATAGATGAAGCCGCCAAAGAAAAGTTTTCACAAAAAATTTTAGAAAGAGTCAAAACAACAAATTTGTCTTTTATGGACTGCGTTCTTGAGCTTTCAGCCGAAATGAATCTTGAACCATCCGCTGCCGGAAAGCTTTTGACAAAACCTATAATTGAAAAAATTGAACAAGAAGCCCGAAATCTTCATCTATTAAAAAAATCAAAAACCCGCAAACTTCCAGTTGACTGATCTGGGGTTTGAGGTATATTACATCAGTCATTTAGGCCAAGGTAGATCCTTGGGGAAAGAAAGAATATGGCAAATTTTTCAGATTTTAAGAAGAAGAGTAAGAACTCAGTCGCAGCCCTAACAGAGCGTCTTGATAAGATGACCTCTAAGGAGGGCTACAAGGATGAACGGCTATGGAAGCCGGGTATCGATAAGGCTGGCAACGGATACGCGGTTGTCCGATTTCTTCCTGAAGTTGATGGCGAGGATGCACCTTTCGTTGCAGTCTATAGTCACACCTTTAAGGGCAAGGGTGGGTGGTTTTATGAGAACTGTCCTACGACAATTGGAGAAAAGTGCCCAGTGTGTGCAGCAAACACGGAACTGTGGAACAGTGGTATTGAGGATGATAAGAACATTGCACGTAACCGTAAGCGCAAGTTGACTTATATTTCCAACATTCTGGTTGTCGAAGATCCTGCTAATCCAGAGAATAAGGGAAAGGTTTTCCTTTATCAGTATGGAACCAAGATCTTCCAGAAGATCCAAAGCCTTGCTCACCCAGAATTTCAAGATGAAGTTGCAGTCGATCCTTTTAACTTTTGGTCTGGTGCAGACTTTAAAATAAAGATTCGCAATGTCGGTGGATATGTAAACTATGATCGCAGCGAGTTTGCAACTCCCGCACCACTGTTTGGTGGTGACGACAAGAAGCTTGAGGAAATTTGGAAGAAGCAGTATCCGCTCAAGCCATTCATTGACAAGAGCCAGTTCAAGAGCTTTGATGAATTGAATGCCCGGTTCAAGAAGTCTGTCGGTGACGACATTCGTGCTCAATTTGCTGAAAGCAAGAGCATTGAGGATGATGTTGAAGAGACTTCGGTTGTGGAAGATGTGGAGGAAAAGGATCCTCTACAGTACTTCTCCGAGATGGAGAAGGATTGAAAAAGGCCCCGAAAGGGGCCTTTTTTATTTTAAGCCCACTTTGGGGGTGAGCTCATTTTATCTCTTCTATTTTCAAAAATTAAATTTGTCGGCTCTATTGTGGGCCTTTCTTCAAAATCATCTTTGTTGTTATTTGAAAGCCAACTATTTTTCATTTCATTATACATATCAAGCATTCCACCACGAACTTCATTTAACATTGCTTCAGTTTGTTCTGCTTTATTATAAGCTTCTTCTGCATCAATTTTTACATTATAATTGACACCAACCGTAGAAGTTTGTGGTGTTGCGGTTTTTTCTATATTTATTTCAGTTGGAGTAAAAAATACAGTTTCAGGCAGTGGAATGTCTTTCATTATGGTATATGAAGACTCTACAGTTTCAGGCAGTGGAATGTCTTTCATTATGGTATATGAAGACTCAGTAGTAGTTTCTTCTGAGAAAGAAAAACTACTTGTTTCTGCTTGAACGTCTATTGAAAATCCATTTTGTTCTTCATTCATAGATTAAAGAAATCTCCAGCATTTGTTCTTTGCATTTGTTGTTGTTTTTTCTTTTCTTGGTAATCTAAAACTAGTTTTAGATATATGTCTCTTTCCCAGCAAACCATATTTTCTATGTCAGACAGGGTCCAGTTAAAATTATTTATTAAGGTAAAGTTTGAAACAAAATAATCAGTCAAATCAAAAAACTTTACCGAAAGATAAAAAAATTAAGTAACCCGCTGACCTCCTTTTCATCATTATTTGATTTTAAATTTATATAAAGTTCAGGTTGTGATTTTAAAAACTTTTCAAATTTTGGAATAACAGACATCGGCAAATTATCGATCAAGTCTTGTATTTCTTTAGTTACAAATTTATTTAAAGAGTATACTTCATTTTTTGATGTAACTTTTTCTATACAAGCCTTGATCAGCTCTTCTTTTTCTAAAGAGTTTAATTTTAATAAGTCTTTTACTGTTGGTGTTTTTAAATATAAAACAATATTTGATCCCAACTCTATTTTTTCATTTACAATTTCATTTTTTACTTTTATGTCTGAAATAAACACTTGTATTTTTTCATTATTGTAAATTAAATTTAATACTTCATCAACGCTTTTAGATCTTATTTGTAAAAACAAGTATTCTGCGTCAGCCAAGCACAAATTTTCAACTACGATTCCTTCAGAATATGTGCTGATTAAATCAATCATATTCTTTAATGCAAGGGCTTTGTTGTTTTCCTGTAAAATAAGAGATAAATTTTTTGCGTCTTTTACTTTAAATGGTTTAAATATTACTTTTTCTTTTGAAAAAGGTAAAATTGTTTCGTATGAGGGAAAAAATTCTTTTAAAGATTCGACTATGTTATTCATTGTGTACTCTTAAATGTAAATTCTCTAAAATTTAATAAAACTTGATAAATTAAATACTTGTTTGGTTCTATCATATTTAATTCAAGTGGGATATTTTCCAAAGGATATACTTCATAAAAGGTATAAATTTTGTTTATGTCGCCATTTGGATCTAACAAGTTTACGTTTAGCCTTACCGGATAAACTACTTCGTTATAATAACTCAATTGGAATGGGCTGTTTAGATTGCCTCTTATTCTGCCGCCAGAATATAATAAGTTAAACCACTTATCAAAAAAATCTATTATAAAATTGTCATTAGTTACCGCAAAGCTTAATAATACTCCGGGGATAAATCTTTGTGATCGTGGTACTGCTCTACCGTTTCCGTATCCGGCAAGATTGTCTGCCAGAGCGTCTATCGCTCTAGCTCCCATTGACACGGATATGGCTTGAATGTCATCTGAAGGCAATTGTGGTAAATCTCTTGGCAAACCAGCAAACGAGAGCGAATAACGATTGCTTCTTTGAAGACCGTTATGTCTATCAAAATATTCTTTGATGTTTACAATCGAATTACTCATTGGCAAAAATCTCTTTTTCTGTTATTATTTTAAATTCCATATTGTTTTTTTGGCAATAAACTTCCGCAGCTTTCCATTTAGCAGAATTTATGGCCCATGTTATCTTTTCTTTTTTTGAAGAGTTTTCCTTTAAGTAGGTTTGTTTTTTTGGTTTTACCTCAACCATCCAAGTTTTTATTTCGTTTTCGTTTTTAAATTGAATCAAAAAATCAGGAT